CCATAACATCAGATAGCCCATGTTCTTTTCCATCGTGAATATAGTATTTAGTATTATTTAAGATAAATGATGGAAATAAATCATATAAATAATTTAATAATAATGCTGAACTAGTATATCCATCGCAATCTGAATCTACTACAACTAACACTCTTTTGTTATTTTTTATTGTTGTTAACAATTGTGTCGCAGCAGTCTTAAGGCGTTCCTCACCGAGCATCTCCGCAGAATTAATATCTTTATCTGTTGTATTCAAATAATGTCCTATTTCATTATATGGTATTCCTCTATTAGTAAGAACTTGTTCAATAGCATTATATTTTGGATTTATATCTTTTATTAATTCATATTTCATTTTTTATTAATCATCTCCTTTAATAATATATTCTTTACAGAATTTTCCTTTTATTTTTGGAAATCTTATTATTTGTTCTTTTAAGGTACATTCAGCATAATCTGCGCAACTTATAAATGGTACTTTTGAAGACGGGCTATTATATTTATACCAAATACACCACTCGCATTTAGGATGTTCTTTTCTATAATTTAATTTAATTTCTTTTACATTATATGTCATTTCTTAATCAATCCTTTCAATACATTCCCATTGTCCGTCTAAAATAGCAATCTTTGTATTTTTAGTTGTTCGAATATTAAATAACCCATTTTTTAAAATGAAAACATTTGGTTGTGTTTCTTTTTCTTCCTTATCTGGTGAAATCCAATAATCTTGCTCAATTACTTTTGTTTTTTTAATTACCTCATAAGGTTGCTCGTAGAATCCATTATCTTGATATTCTGTTAATCCTTCTTCCCATAAAATTGAGTAATATTTATTTTTATATTTAATAATAGTTTGTACATTACGGCTCCATCTATTAAGTTCATCATCATATATGGTATCTATTATTTCGTATTCAATTTTATCTCCTTGATTAGTAAATAAATAATCTTGTATAAGTTCTTGTAATTCTTCTTCTGTGAATGTTTTATTTTTTAGTTTACTTTCAAATTCTTCTATCTCCATTATATTATTCTCATCTCCTATTTTTATTTATCGTTGTAGCTTGAATATCTTTCCAAAATATTTTATGTTTTTCTAATTCTATATATTGACTATTACTATCTTTAAATTTATCAATAATTTTTTCTCCATTTCTTAATATTACAAATACCTTTTTTCCTTTTTTAAATCCATGATGTATCATTATTTTAACCTTTTTAATTCACAATCTTTTGTACTGCGATATAAAATTTCTTGAAATATATCGTTATTATCATATAAACAGGAATCTACATATATCATTCCTTTATTAAATCTATAACCGCATAAATCATTTATATTATGAATAATAATGGTATCAATAGAAATCAGAGTTTGATTATCTATAATTACTTTAGCTTGTAATTTTATAGTATTTAAAAATAAATATTTTTTATTATATAAATTATAAATTCTTCTAAAATATTCTTTTGCTCTATGATAATTATTTGTTATAATATAAATTTCCATTATAAATTAAACCTTTCTTTAAATAATATTATAAATTTTTCTTTCCCCTGGTCAATAGGAGAATCTTTATAATTTAATAAATTTTTTTTATCAAATATAAAACTTATATTAACATATTGATTATATTTGTAATAAATGTCTTTAAGTTTTTTAGTCCAACTTTTAAACTCATCATCACCTATTTGTTGAAATTGTTTATCAAAAGCAATACAAATTTCTTTAGCACCTGCGGCAATTAATAATTTAATTTGATATTTTGACAAACTGCTGCCGCAAACTGCTACACTAATATCATTTTCTTGTCCAAAATAACTCTCATATAAAAGTGGACTTTTTTCTCCTTCGAACACTATTGCCTTGCCTAATTTTTTAATATTCTCTTTACTATTGTTTAAATTATATAAAGAAAATCCTAAAGGGTGATTATACATTTTTCTATTTAAATACATTGGTCTATACTTCCCATATTGTTCATTTTCTTTAATTAGAGTTCTTTCTCTTATTCCAATTAAATTATTATCCTCATCATAGTGTGGAATTACTATTGCCTGACTAGAAGGATTATAACAAATATTGTGATGTTTAATCGTAGAAATTGTTATACCTTCTCTTTCCCAGGGTATGATTCTTGGCTTTGGCAAAAATTTCAAAATCGTATCATCATACTTTTTTAGTTCAACTATTTGTTTGCTATTCATCTCTTCTGAATTTTCAATATATTTATTTAAAACTTGCCAATCTTTAAGTTCATTTTCTTCTCCAAAAAAATCTTGGCTTTTATTGTCAATTAAATTAAAAAATTGTTTTAAAAATGCAACCGCTTGCGGCAATCCAATATCTTTTCCTTCATTATGATAAACTTTAATAATCAGTTCACCGATATCAAATACATCACTACATTCTGTGTAACAACGAAATAATTTTGTATTATCATAATAAAATAATTTATGACTATTGCCGCAATGACATATAGTTCTTGATATAATTATATTGTTTTGTCTATGGGGCTCTGCGCCAAAATAAGAAAGTAAATTTTCAACTTCATTTAAACTTAAATTATTTTTAATTTCATTAATATCCATTTAAAACTTTACCTCCTTATTTTAAAATGCAGGTGTAGTAACTTCTTTTATATTAATTTTTAATTCTTCAATTTCTATTAAATGATAATTATAATCAGTAGCAAACATAGGTTCAATGCGGCATGTACCTCTATTAGCTTTACACCATAGTAAAATATTTTTATATTGTCCACGTCTATTTTTATATATTGAAATTTTAATTACTGGGTCTTGATAGCATTTTTTTGTTAAGATACTTTTTAATGCTTCTCTATCATCATTGCTAGTTTCTAGCATAATCATACCTAAATCTATTTTATCAGCTATTGATTTAGCTCCTCTTAATAAATTTTGGTCATATATTTGCGCCTCTTTATATTCTGCATTTAATTGAGTTGAGGTCATAATAAAAATGCCATATTCATTACAAATATCTTTTAATCTTATAGAAATCATAAATAATACATTATCTTCCCTCAAACCTTTTATTCCTGTCTTTGAAGTTACTTCTGTTAATATTTTCATACTTGTGTGTAGATAATCAAAAAAGACATATTTTACTTTGTATTCATGACAACTAAATTTTATCGTATTTTCAATATCTTTTATTGAAAAATCTGGTAATATGTAATTCTGATTTACTTAAAACTTCTGCAGCGTGCATTACTCTTTCAAACTCTCCTGCATAATATTCATTATATATAATATGATTTTCATCTACGTTAGATAAAAATGCTAACATCATAGTTTGTATTTCGTCTAGTTCTTGTTCAGTTGTAATATATAATACTGGTTCTTTGCTTCCATTCTCCACCCATTTACCCTGTGTGGAGTCAAATATTTCATTACAAGCAACAGTACATGCATCTGCAATCATTGCTCTAGTTTTTCCTACACCAGTAGCCGCACTTCTTAAATAAAATTTTTTAAGTCTTGCTCCTCTTGTTATACTATTGATAATAGAGCCACCATACAATGGATATCCGTATTCAGGCCTTGTTTGGAAACTTTCGATTAAATCTGTGATACCTTTTCCCGCAGGAGAAAAATCTTCATTTGTGTTATCTACATATTTTATTTTTATTTCATCTATTCTATTATTAATAGTCTCTGCTATTGATTCTAATGATGTATTATCAAGCCAATCCTCTTGTACTTGTTTTCTTTTTGCATCAAATATATTATCAATATCATATAACCAAGTTAAGTCTAATCCAACACTGTCATACATTCTTAAAAGAGTCATTTTTTTTAATCGTTGATAATAATAGCCAAATGTGGATATAGTAACGTTTTGAGACACTTGCTCTAGATACTCTTTTCCTTTATTTGATTGATATATTGCATATGCCTTTGGTCTTTGAACTAAATAATCTTCAATAGCATTAATTGTAATTTTTTTTGCTCCTAATTCATGTAAATTGTACATTGTTCCAAAAATTATTCGATGAAATTCCTCAGGAAAATCATCTTCAATAAATGTATAATTATCATTATCAAGCAAGGTAATATTATTATAAATATTTCCAATAACTTGTATTGTAGATGCTGTATCTACATATCTACTTGTGCTCAAAATTTACTCCTCCTCTTCTAATAATTTAAATTCCTTTTTTGAAAAACTTGAAATTCGAGGAGATGGTGGAGGAATTGTTACAATTTTAGTTTTATGATTTAAAGTCACTATTTTTTCTTCATTATATTGATTAACGTCAAATATTTCTTTGTAATAGTTATATACTCTATCCCATATAAAAGGAATAATTCCAATTCCCTCATTCGCATCTTCTGTTTGATGTTGTTCTTTCTCATACCACCATTTCAAACATTTCAACATACCTGAATAACTATAATTATAAGTATTTTTATATGTATAAATTTGATTTATTATTTTTGCATTTAAATAATCTTTTTTAAATAATTTTTTTATATAATTTTCTAATTCTAAATAATCTTGCTCATTTTGTGTCATTTCGGGAGGTTTTATATATCCATTTACTTTCGCACAAGCTTCATGAGCCCATCTTGGTTTATTTTTAGTTTTGTCATTTATAATTTCGATACATGGTTTTTTATCTCTGTCAAAAGTTTCATTACAATAATAACATTTTACATAATGAGCCATACCTTCCCTCCTTTTGATAATATATCTATATATTAATTATATCATAAATTTATATAAAAATCAAAAGGAGAGCACTATCTCGCTCTCCAAAAATTTTAATAAATTTATTTGCTATTGATTAATTCTTTTAAATCATCTACTATTAGACTTAAAGCTTCAACTTGCTCTCTTGAACATTGTGTAACCTTTTGTCCTCTTCCTAAATATTTATCTGTAATTTGAATTATTCTTGGTTGCCAGAATTCTTTAAATTTAGTTTCTTCATTAGTTGCGATAAGATTATTTACTAAATTATTAAATTCTTCCATTAAATTATCAAAGTTATAATCTTTAGTTGTATCTTCAAATAAATTATTTTTATTATCTGTGAAAAATTCTGCGCCATCCTCTTCCATTTGTTTATCAATGGCTCCTCTAATTGCATCTACTAAATTATCGTATGTAAAATCTATATAATTTGGTGTATATTTAAATCTTGATCCTGCCATATATCTTGTAGTTCCTCTGATGAACAATTTTGTAACAGTTTTTTGTTCTCCATTATCTAAAGTTTCAGTAACTGCTCTTGAATAACCAATAATATCTGCCATACGAGATACAATATTTGTAGCTCTTTTATCAAGAGTTGGTACTATTTTATTATATTCTTGTCCTGACTCATCTGTAAATGTTTTATCAGTGGCATGGCTTATTAAAACTAAACCGTAATCCATTTGAACAATACTTCTTAAACATTCATCAAATTCTTGACCTACCATTCCATATCCTTTACCAAATGGTATATCACTAATATTATCTACTCCAAATCCTCCATCTGTTCTTTTTGCGTTTGCGCAAATATATTTAGTTACATAATCATATGCGATATCTGCAGTATCAACAATGATTGTACTAAACTTTTCTTTAACAGCTTCTTCTCTTAATTGTCTTAAAACCTTACGAAATTCAGCCCAGCTATTGATAGGTTGAGCCATAATTCCAGGAATTGCATTATAACCTTTTTCAAAAGCCAATAATAATGAGTTAGGAAATCTTGCCGCAGTTGTTGTTTTTCCTGTTTTAGGGTCTCCATAGAAAAATACTGAATATCCGCGCAAATCACGAGAAACTTGATGAGGAGTTAAATTTAATAAATCTATATTTGCCATTTATTTTCTCTCCTTATTATATTCTTTTGAGAGTCGATTAATATGAAAATATTAATCGACTATCTTTTTACTTAAAAATTAAAAGTTAAAAGTTCCTGTTTTTGCTGGTTTTGGTCCTGTTGCTTGAGCTACTGGAGCTGCTGTTCCAGCATTTCTTTGTGCCCTATATTCTTCTGTTCTTTTCTTTACATCTGCTAATTTAATTTCTCTATCTTGCATTGCTTTTGTTAATTCTTCTGCAGTTAAGTCTTCTCCTCCAAAATCATATGAAATCACTTTTGGAGTTCCTGTAATTTCCCACTCTTTTACTTTTCTTTCATAAGT